GACGATCGCCGACTCCATCGACTTGGGGATGCCGCGGATCGACCGGGCCATCGCCACCATGACGTCCAGGGGGATGTACTCGTTGCCCTGCCCGCCGGGGATCGGTTCCAGGTCCTCCAGGTCGCGCATCTCGTCAATGGACCGCAGGCCCATTGAGCGCTGCAGGTCGTAGATCTCGGTGCGGGTCTTGAGATCGGTCTTGAGCATGGCATCGCTGTTGAAGCGGCAGTACCGGTTGGTCGGCAGCAGGTTGAAGAACGCCGTCTCCAGCCTCACGAGCCACGGCCGCAACGCTTCTATAACTTGCAGTGTGCTTTGCTCTACAGTATTATAGGTCAAGCTGTCCCCGCGAGTACCACCAATGCGATCTGGTGGCAGGTTTAGCACCGAGGCAATCTGCGTCGCATTCATCCGTAGCGCCTCAATGAACTGCGCTTCGCTCGGCGGCACCACTACTGGCTTGTAGTCCCAGTCGCGTCCGTACACCAGCGGCTCACGGCGGCGCATCGTGGACACGAGCATGGCCCGGATCTCCTGGGCCTGCTCGTCGGAGACCTCCAGCTCGTTGTTCTGGAAAGTCCCAGGTGGGAAACCCCCGGCCATATACCAGTCGGTCCCGTAGCGCTCGGCCTCCAACCCGGACAGGATGGTCAGCGCGAACGCGCGCAGCGGGGAAATCCCCTCGATGCGCCCGGGCAAGCTGAACGCCTTGACGTGGAACAGCTCGCTGCGGTCCATCAGCCGGCCGTAGACGTAGATCCGGGCACGCATCGGGTTCCACGGCTGCATCTCGTCGTCGGTGACGTTGACGTCCTCGGGCGGGATCCACTCAATGCCGCTGGGCAGCCCGTAGCCGTCGCGCCCGGTGATGTACCCCCACGCGTTGCCCTGCAGCAGCAGCGACGTCATGGCCGTGAACAGCCAGTCGAAAATCGTTCCGGTGGAGCTCGGGTTGTCGAAAATCGACGGGCCGGTGTACCGCCGGGTCCGGTTGTCACGCGGGCCGGGCTTGACGTACAGCTTCAGCGGCAGCGCCGCGCACGAGGACGCCAGCAGGTTGGTGCCGGCGTACAGGGCGGGCAGACCGAGAGCCCGGTCGGTGCCGAAAACCTGTCTACTAGGATGGACAGGCCCTCCAGTATCAAAACGCCTAACCAGTAAGGACTGTCCCAAGGGCGCCAAGGCACCCCGCCAATCACACGTGTCTCAGCCCTGCTCGACTGGATACGCTCGAAAAGTCCCATACTCCCATATCACCCCCTCTCACACGAAAGAGGGTGCGCAGAAGAACCGCTGACGCGGCAGGTGATACGCTCGATCGCCTTCACGGACCTGAAGGCTCCCCTGCGGACGGACGGACGGACCCGGCTCCGTTCCGGCCGCGGGCTATGGCTAACGCAAGGTTACGTCTGTTTATGAACTCCCGCCAGGCTGGCCGGCGTTTTCGATCCTCATTCCTGACAGCCCGGCCTCCGCGCGCTCGTACAGCATGGCCACGATCGCCTCGGCGAGCAGCTTGCGATCCGGCGGCGCGGCGAAATTACGGCCCGGGTTGCACGCGATGGTGTAGGCGATCGCGAACTCGATCTCGCCGGCCAGCGCGGCAGACGGGATGTGCACCGAGACGATGTTCTCATCGGCGGGAGGATCGCTCATTCGTCCGCCTGGCGGAACAGCGTGCCGACGCCGCCGTCACCGGGAGGATTGCGCCCGGCCCGGACGTCAGCCTGATCGAGCAGCAGGCAGTTCTCGCAGATGAAGCCCTGGTAGAAGGGTTTCCAGATGCCCGCTTCGCCGCAGCCTGGCCGCCGTCGCCTGCAGAATCCGGCATGCTGCTCGATGAGGATCACGGTTCGACCATGGTCTCGGTGACGTGAATGAAGATCGTCCTGCCGTCCTCGCGGGCCTGGTATGTCAGCACCCCGGCGTCCCGGACGGCCGCGGCGAGCTGATCGGCCTCTCCGGTGTCGGCGCATTCCAGCCGGACGATCACCGCGGCCATCACGCCACCGTCTCGGCGGGCGGCTCCACCTGGGCCGGATCGTAGCTGGCCACGATGATCGCCGTGCGCACATACGGGCGGTAGGCGGACAGTGTGTCCAGGATCTCCATCAGCTTGTCCCGGCCGGTCCCGTCATCCAGGTCCACTATCAGCTGCATGCCACCATTATCGGACGCGGCGGGCCTTCGGGCGAGACGGCGGAACCTGGGTCATACTGAAGGCTAGCCGCTGCGGCCCGGTGCCCGCGGAGCCGGCGGCCATCCCCGGCACGAGGAGGAGAGATGGCCGACGACAAGACCCCGAAGACCGACCTGGACGCGCACGACGACGGCGCCCCGGACATGAGCCCGGCCGGGCACCTGGCGATGGCCAAGGCCCACATGAGCGCCGCCGGCGACCACATGAACGCCATGGAAGACAACATGGGTGAACCCGGCGTGGACGGGGACCGCAGCGCCGCCCCGGCCGGCTCGGCGCAGCAGCGCGCGTTCCGCTACCCGGGCGGGTCCGGCGCAGCCCGGGCGCTGCGGCAGGCGACCGGCGGCCGGCGCGGGTAGCGGCCGTCCGGATCAGCTGGCGCTGTCCCAGGCGTACAGGTCAGGTTTGTCGTCCGGGGTCAGCTCGGACGGCTCACCGGTCGGCGCCCAGCCGTTCTCCAGTCCGGACAGCACCCGAAACTGCTTGGTGGCGATCACGTGCGGCAGCGGCCTGCCGCCCGGGTTGACCATCTTGCCGGTCTCGGTGTTGACCACCTTGAAGCCGCCGTCAACCGGGGTGACCTGGTAAGGCACCGCTGCTCGCCGGCCTAGGCTGGCTCGGCGTCCGGGGCGGCGACGGCACGACCATCCGGCCCTGGGCGTACCCGAACCGGAGCGCGCCCCACATGTACCCGAGGATGCTCACGACGGCTCCGATCACCCAGCCGATGGCGAAGAACACCGCGCCGATGGCGGTGAGCACGGCCCGGCCGTGGACCTGTTCCGCGACGGCGCCGGCGGCCTCGGCCCGCTCGGTGCGGTCCTCCTGGATCCGGTCCGGGAGCGGAGCCGGGCGCTCACTCAAAGTTGTCATAACTTTTTTCCGATCTGGCGTGGGGTAAGCGCCGCGCGCCGACTATATAGAGGGTGTACGCGGCTATAACTCAGACGGTGACCAGTCCCGCGGGTTGCTCGTCTCCTCGGCGGCTTCGGCCTCAGCGGGTGCCGCAGCCGCGGCCAGGGCGGCCTCATGAGCCCCCATCCGGGACTCGTACTCGGCGGCCCACAGCGCGGCGGTCTCCTCGTCAGGCGGTGCTTCCGCCTCCACCTGGCTCAGCGGTTTTCCGGGTACCGGGCTGGTGCCCGGCGCCGCTTCCGGCTCGGCTGCTTCGGCTGTGGTGTGATGGGTCCTGGGCGGCATGGTCTCCTCCTGCGGTGTCTTCGGTGCCGGTCTTGCTGGCTGATCGTGGCGGTAGCGGCACGGGCAGGATGTCGATGCTCACCCGGGGGTCCTGCGCGGCCTCGATGTACGGCTGCACGTGGCCGGCCAGCACCAGGACATCCCAGGGCGCCCGGGGGTCGGCTGCGATCAGGTCCTGCCTGGCCACCACGGCGGCCTCGTCTAGCCCGTTCATGTCTGCCTACCTGACTGAAGCCAAAAGATCGTAATGACGGCGCTTGCGGTTCAGCGCCCAGTGCGCGTTGGTCGCGCTGGTAACGGGGGTGATGTCGGATGCGGAGTCGCGGCGGCACCAGGCCCGGCCGCCGTCGCCGACGTCGCGGGTCTCGGCACTGGCTACCGCGGAGTGCAGGCCGGGAGCGAGCTCGCGGCCCAGGTGCAGGAGGGTCCGGTCGCGGACCCCGGTGACCAGCAGGGTGAACGCGGCGGCCTCGTCCGCGCTGGACATCGCGAAGATCTCCATGCCCTGCTTCTCGGCGTCACTGATCAGCGCGGCGGCCGGGCCGTTGCGCGGGATAGCGACAGCGGCAGGCTTCCACTTACGGCGCAGCTCCAGCAGCTGCGGCATGATCCAGGCGGTGCCCTCCCGGTGGCAGCCGCGCGGGATCTCGATCACGAACCTGGGCTCCGGGCTGCCGGGCTGGGCGGGCCGCTCCCAGCAGGCGGCGATGGAGGCGGACAGCATATCGGGGTCGATGTCGATGGCGAAGGTAACCGGCCGGGTGGCGCCACCGGGGTCGGACATCGCGCAGGCGCCCCACGCCTCCTCGCTGATCACCGCCCAGGCTTCGTCCCCGGCCGGCCAGTCGCCGACGCCGAGCCTTTCCCGGTCGAACGTCGGGGCGGTCATCGCCTCCAGCTCGTGCACGACGTGGTCGACGGCGATCCGCACGCCGAGCGCCGGGTTGGCCTTGGCCCAGGAGCGCGGGTCATCCCGGTCGTCGTGCTGTGCGCAGACCACGTACCGGTTGACTTTGCGGCCCCGCATCTCATCGCGCGGGCAGGTGTCGGTGTGCGGGTTGATCGACCACTCGGCGCCCATCAGCGTGGGGTCGCGCTTGAGCACCCGGCGACGCACCGCGGCCAGCTGGATGGAGTCCCGGTAACCGGCGCTGGCCATGTAGATGACCTGCGGGTTCGGCACGGCGCTCAGGGTCGGCAGCGAGGCCCCGACCACTTCGTCGCTCAAGATCATCGCTTCGTCGTAAACCACCGTGTCGGCGGTGAACGCGCGGCCCGATCCGCGGGAGCGGGCCAGGAACCGCAGCCGGGCGGCGACGTTGCGGCGGATGCGCCGGCCGCCGGAGCCGAAGATCAGCGTCGGGGCGGGCCGCAGCTCGATGGCCTCGTCGCCGTGGGAGGTGGTGACGGCCTTGACCCGGCGGCGCAGCTCGTCCCAGCCGGTGACCATGTCCCGGACCCGGCGGAAATGCTCCGCGGCGGCCTTGAACTCATGAGCGGTATGGATGATCATCGACTCGCCGAACAAGAACATGCCAGCGAGTTCCCGCACCTCAGCAGCCTGGTTCTTCCCGTTCTGCCGGGAGCAGATCAGCATGCCCTCGAACGCGGACCAGCGGCCGTCCGGCTTGGTCCCGCACAGCTCGGTCAGCCACCACTGCTGCCACGGATCCAGGTCGTAGCCGAGCCCGGCCGCCCATTCGAGCATGTCGGCCGAGGCATAGTCCCCGCAGCCGGCGGCGTAGTCGGCGTTCGCGCAGGCCGGGCAGCCATCGGTCTTGACCCGGTGCCGGGGCGGAGCGGTCCAGAATCTGGGCTGCTGCACGCCGAGAGCATCCTGGCCGCGCAGCACGGTGCCGTCTGGCAGCCAGACATCCGGTACGACGGTGAGGACGGACATGACAGGAGCCGGGACCTCCCGGGGGGAGAGGAAATCCCGGCTCCGTCTTAGGCCGCGGGCTTGGTGCTAAGCGTAGCCCCGCCGCGGCAGCTGGACTACGGCTCTGGGGTTACGCCTGGGTGGGCACCACCGCGACGGCGATGTCCTCGGCGATCTCGTCGGGGTTGACGACGGCCTCGAAGTTGTAGCTGTGGATCCAGGGGTGATCCGCGGCCAGGTCCTGGTACTGCCGGTGGGCCTCGTTGCCGCCGCCCTCGGCCGGGCCGATGATGGCGATGGCCCAGACCTCGTCCCAGTCGCCGTGCGAGCCGTAGCCGGTTTCCTTGTCCAGGGTGGCCTGGGCCAGGTACCTGCGGAACGCGTCGGCGTCGCGGAGCGCCCCGTCAGTGAACACGACGCGGGCGCGGACCGGGCGCTCGTCCCGGTCGTCCTTGCGGAACTCGCCCATGTAGCGCCTGTCGGCGGCCTTGATCGCCTCCATGATCTCGGTGCCGCCGCGGGGCTTGCCCTCGCGGTCGAAGTACTTGGCGATGTAGTCCGCCAGCTTGCGGTCGACGTTGGAGCTGTTCAGGTCGCCGTCGTCCGGCTCGCTGCCGAACATCTGGTAGCGGTTGCTGAACCCGTAGGCGAAGACGCCGCCCTCCTCGTCGGACCCGCCGGCCTGCTCGTCCGCGGCCTGGGAGTCCAGCTGCTCGAACGGGACGAGAACGCCGCGCATCGCCGGGACCTGGATGTCCCAGGTGTTCCGGGACGGGTCGCTGTCCCAGGGCCAGCCCTCGGACTCGGAGCTGTCCAGGTAGAACTCGGGCTCCACCTCGCGGGAGCCGGTGTTGAGCGGGACGATCTCCTCGCGTCGGGTGCGGTTCAGGCCGCCGGTCGGCGTCTCGGTTCGCGTGATCTGCATGTGTCTCCTCGTGTCCTGGCCGGGCCTAGCTCCCGGCCGCTACTGCTGATAAGGATACCGTGTAAGACTGTAACTCGTCGTATTCCTTCAACTCGGCGAGCGCCGGCCCGTACTGGCACATCGCCCGCGCAGTCATAGCCCGCTCGGTTGCGATGCCATCAGACGGCGCCTGCTCCCAGCTGATACAGGTTAAGCCAGACCGGGGTCACCTGCCGGGATGCCATCTCCTCGCGGAATGTGCCCATCAGTATCCTTGCTCGGTAATTTGTCTTGGATACTAAGAGCATACCGTAAGGGGCGGGTTATTCCCCGGTCGCGGCCAGCCGCCGCTCGCGCCGCTCCCGGACCTCGTCGGTGGAGTCGCCTTTGCGCTCGCCAGGCGCCTGCGCGGCCAGGTCATTCATGTGCATGCGCAGCTCGCGCGCGATCCCGGCCTTGTCACGCGGGGTCATCTCGGTTTCGTCCAGGTCGCGGGCCAGGTCCAGGGCGGAGGCAGCCAGCGCGGAGGCGCGCAGTGCGGCGGGCATGGCACGCAGATCCCGGCCGACCGCGAGCTCGATCTTGCCCTTGCGGCGCGGCGGCGTCTTCGGCGGCGGGGACGCGGCCTCGGCGAACGCGGCATCAGGGCCGAGCACCAGCCGATCGAGTTCTGACGGCTCGGGCACCGGGACTCCTCTCCGGAACCCGGCTCCCTAACGGCCGCGGGCGATCTTCAATCACTATCTCCCACCGATGGGAAGTTACGCCAGCTCCGGGTGCGCCGCATAGTACGCTTCCACGACCGCGCGCTCATCCAGGCCGACCTGGCTGTCACCGTGCACCACGCAGTCCATGACCGTAGTAGTGCACGCGCAGCCCTCGCTGTGATCCCGGTGACCCAGGACGCAGGTGCAGGTGTTGTCCGCCACCCGGCCGATCTTAGCTCACCTGTTGCGCGGGTGCAGGTAGCAGACCACCTTGACCGGGTAGTGACCCGCAACGGTACCTTGCCCGTAAATGTAGTGGCCGGTGCAGCTCACCCGGTAGTGCGTGCCGTTCGGGATGGCCCGGTAGTGCTTCAGCTCCTGCTGCGCGTAGGCTGCGGCCCCCTGCGCGTTGTTCACGTAGTGCGGGGAAGCCAGCGCGGCGCTGGCGACGCCGGCCACTGACCCGATCAGCGCCAGGACAAAGGCCAGGGCCAGGATCCTGATTCTCGTGATCTTCACGGTTCCTCCTCAGTTATCGAACAACTATCCGTCGCCGCCAGGCAGCTGCATCCGGAACGCGGCCACGCCCTTAAAGCACAGTTCGTTGATGATGTAGGCATACGCGACAACCGCCAGGATGATCAGTGGCAGAAACACCAGCCACGGCAGCCACGCCCGGTCGGCCTTACGCTGCGCGGTCACCCAGCGGCGGACCGGGGGGATGCGGAGCACGAGCAGGATGACCGAGACCGCGATCAACTGATACAAACGCTGGTGCTCTATCGGCGTCCCGTCAACCGCACCAGACGGGCCGTTGCGGCCGTTCTGGATCCCGAAGCCTTCCAGCAGGGCCAGGTGCACGAACAGCAGTGCCCAAACAGCGTAAGTGAACCGCTGCAGGGTCTGCCAGTACCGGCCGAGCCAGTGCATCGACCACGCGTTGGCGGTGATCGCCAGCGGCATCATGACCAGCACCATCATCAGCCCCGCCAGCAGGAACGTGTGGCCGAAGATCCTCCCCGGAACGCCCCCGGTGAACGCACCCGTGATCGAGGCGATGATCGCGTCGGCCAGGGCGTTGCAGGCGAGCACGACTCCGTACCAGCGGCGTAGCGGGACGAACCACCGCTGGCCAGTGAGCGTGACGGCCGGGGTGATCGCCAGGGTGGCCAGCAGCAGGAGCATCGACCCGCTGCCGAGCACGTCGGCGTTGACGCCGGTCAAGGTGCTGCTGCTGCGCTCGATCACCGGGCGGGAGATGAAGAACAGCGGGGCCAGCGCGGGCAGCCCGAGCAGGATCACGGCGATCGTCTTGCGCTTGATTGCCGAGCCGGCGAACCGGTAGCTGCCGTCCATCCAGGCATCGACCGGGTTGCGAGACAGTGTCCGCTCGGGACGAGTAGCGGTGGCGGTCACGGCAGCGGCCACTTCGGCACGACCAGCAGGTGCTCGCCCTTCCAGACCAGGATGGTCACCGTCATCGTCTTGGCGTGCGCGAGCTGCGGCACGACCATGACCACGATGACCGGCGGCGGCGGCACAGGGCGGACCTTGGGCAGGTTCAGGTCGGCCGGAGTGGCGGCGGTCGCGCCCGTCCCGGCCACGCGGAAGATGAAGCTGGCCCAGCCGTGACGGCCGAGCTCACCGGACGCGACGAGCAGGGCGAGCACGACCGGGACGATGATCGTGAGGAGGATGAGGCGGAAGGGCGTTCGCTGACGGGGTCGGGGCCGCGTATGCCTCCCGGTTGACGTGAGCACGGACACGGTGGACTCCCCGGGTTCCGGCGCTAAACCCGCTCTCCGGTCCCTAGTGTCTCATGTGGTTACTTTGCGTCAACCTCTGCCAGTTCGATTGAGAGGATCCTCTGCGTCCAGAACCCATCCGGCCCCGGGCCGATCCACTCCGACCCGGTGACGCGGAACAGCCGGCCCGGCGGGGGCTGCGGGCAGTACCAGGCCCGCCAGAACTGCCCGCCGTCATGAGCGCCCGCGAGTTCCAGCCACTGCAGCAGCGGGTCGGATTCGCGGGCGGCCAGGAACGCGGCGTAATCACGGATGATCTTCGCGTCGCCCGGTGAGACGGCCCTGCCATCGAACCCGGCGCATCGCGCCCAGCCGCCGGGAGGGGCCTGTTCAGTCATGCGATCTTCTCTCCTCGGGCCGGGGGCTCAGCGGGCCTGACGTCTACTGCGTGCGGGTACCGCTGGTGCAGGTCGGGCACCGGGTTGCCGGTGAACGTGACGAACCTGCCCTCTGCCAGCTCCTCTGCCACCCCGGGCCGCAGCCGCGACCGGGAGATGAACCAGGTGATCTTATCGCGGGAGGTGGCCAGCCCGTAAGTCTCTCCGGGGTTCCAGCGGGTGACCATTGCGAGCCGGCGGTGGTGGCCGTTGTGGCGCTCCGGGCGACCGTGGTCGTTCCGGGATCCGCCCCCGCCGCGGGCGGGGATGGCGGCGCCGTGAAGCCCGAGCTGTCGGCGGGCGTTGGCGTAGGTACGCGCGGCACTCAGGTCGGACGGGAGGGTGACAACCTCACCGTCCGGGCACCTGATCTGGATATGGTTATCGGCGGAGTACCAGATGTCTTCGCCCTTGATCCCGGCCTTTTTCAGCGCGGCTATCAGCTGGCGCGCGTCGGTACCCCGCCATTTTCGGGGTTGCCCTTTTTTCGGCATGCCTGTCTCCTGATCGTGATCGTGTTCACTGAAGGGTTAACTGGCCGGTCAGGACCGTGATCAGGTCCACCAGCCGGGCCGCCGCCTCGGCCCCGATCCGGGCTCCGATGGCCAGCGCGCCCTGGGTCAGCGCCCAGCGGATGTTGCAGATCTTGTGCGCCGAGCGCAGGTTGGTCCAGGCGTTGGTGCCGCCGTCGCAGCGCATGACGATGTGGTCCACGGTGGGCGACCAGTCCCCGTCCGTTCCGGCCAGCTCCGGGTCGATGGCCCGCCCGCCGTCCTCCTCGGGGTGCCAGCACCGCGGAACCAGGCACGTCCAGCCGTCCCGTTCCCAGACCTGGTGCTTGCGCGAGGGGGTCGGCTTCCCGCTCACGGCTCGTCCTCCTGCTCCTCGCGCCAGGCCCGGTAGACGTCCCGGCTGCGCAGCACCGCGTTGGCCAGCGCGGCGACCAGGGCGACGACCGCGAAGGCGAGCATGGCCTTACGGCGGCGGCGCTCCTGTTCCCCGTTTTCAGTCATGGTCGGCCTCCTCACAGGTACTCTCCCGATACCGGGACGGTAGTCAGCCCGCCACCGCGGTCACCGCAGATCCCGCACAGCCAGCCGCCCTCGCCGTCCGACCGGATCTGGTCCCCGGGCACGATCCGGGATCCGCAGCCGTCGCAGTCACCGAAGTAAGCTGCCTCGAACCACGGCCCGTACCCCGGCGGGGGCAGGAACTCCGGGACGCTATCCTCACCTTGCATATGTCAAGTATACTCTAAGAGACAGGGAAAGCAGCAGCACGATCAGGAGACGCCGGTATGGGGAAGCCCGTCATGCACTACCGCAAGCCCGGAGACGGCGGCACCCCCGCCTGCGGCAAGGGGAACTGGGTCCCGCCGAGCCGGCTGAGTACCGACCCGCTCGCGGTGACCTGCCGGGACTGCCAGCACAGCAACGCGTACCGGGAGGCATCCGCCGTCGCGGTGCTCAGCCCGGAGTTCCTGCCCGGCAGGGGGCCGGTCACATGAGCGAAATCCACGAGATCACGGCGGCATGTGCCCCGGTTCACTGCTGGTCTCACGACGTGGACGAAGACGGCCCGCACTACCGCGCCTGCCTGGAATGCGGGCACCTGTACCGCACCGAGGCCGAACTGGTGACCGAGTACAACAAAGGCGTCCGGGAGGTCAACGCCAGCCCCCTGCCCCGCTGGCCAGGAGAAACCCGGGTGCCGGAAATAACCAGCGTAAACGATGCCTGGTTCTGCCCCCTCTGCATGCACGATTTCTGAGGAGGCGCGATGACCGTTCAGGTGATCCCGCCCGGCCGGGCTTTCAGCGGCCCGGGTGATCAGCGGACGTGGTGTGACGTGACCACGCACGGCAGCCAGTTCCGCCCGCTGAGCCCGATGCTGCTCGGCCCGGTTCCGCTCTACGGCGAGATGTGGTCGCGGACCATGGAAAACGCGTGGCAGTACGCCAAGGTTTACCCGCAGTATCGGTACGACGGTTACTGGCCGTGGGCTCGGGCAGGCTGGGACAGCCAGCGCGCTGAGCGGTACCCGATGGGCAAGGGCGCCCGGCCGCTGCACTCGCTGTGGGCCGGCGACGAGCTCGGCTACGTCGATGCCCGGCGGCGGATCTACATCCCGCTGTACTCCCAGGCGGTCCGGTTCCACCAGCTCGCCCTGTTCCTGATCCTGCGCGAACAGGCCAGGCTGGGCGACCTGGTGATCGTGGATTTCGACGCCTACGACCACCGCGCGCTCGGGTACTCCTGGGACGACGTGGTCAACGACGAGAAACGCAAGATGGGCCACGGGTTCGTCCTGGCCATGATGATCGAGGGGGTTCTATGACCCAGAGCTGGCCGCAGCCATTCGAGGGCGTCCGCGGCACCGACATGAGCGAGCACATGCTGCTGTCGCTGCGCGAACCGGCCCTCGCGCACCGCGAGGCCCTGATCGCGATGGGCCGGAACCTGCGCACCGCGACTCTGGTCGGCAGCCCAGCCCCGGTAGTCCGGCGGATGAGCGACCGGATCTCCCATCCCGAGCCCGGCGACCTGGTGGTCACCATCGAGGTGCTGTACGGCCGCCGCGACCCGGACGACCGGCTCAAGGGCTTCGGCATCTACCTGGCCGGCCGGAAAGAGTGGGAGACCACCGACGAGGAGTGGCAGGCCGAGTGCCTGCGGTACGGGATCGACCCGGCCGACCGGGGCACCGACACGGTGTTCTACATCCAGTACGGCCCGGACCCCGGCGACATCTGCCGGTGGCACAACTCCGAGGCCGTCGCGCTGCCGGTCCAGGACGGCCCGTTCAGCATCGACGGCGCGGCCGAGCGCGAGGACCTGGGCGAAGGGCGGCAGCGGGCCACGTTCACCCGGGACAGCCTGATCGGCGGCCTGGCCGACTCCGGGTTCCGCCTCAAGGGCGAGCCCGGCCCGGTACCCGAGGAGGGTGAGCACCTGGTCACGGTGCACGCGCCCAGCGGCGCGATCACCGAGATCCGGCCCGTCGCGACGACCAGGACGGCCCGCCCATGACCACGTACCAGGAGATCACGCTGGACTTGTGCTGCGGCGAGGGCGGCGGCGCCCGCGGCCTGGTCCGGGCTGGGCACTACGTGATCGGCGTCGACATCGACCCTGGCTGCCGGAAGGGGTACCTGCGTTCGGGCGCGCACGAATTCATCTGCGCCGACGCGATGGAGGTACTGACCGCCCGCTGGTTTCTCGATCGGTTCTCGTTTGTCACCGCGCACCCGCCGTGCCAGGGCTACAGCAAGATGATGAACTGCCAACCGCCCGAGGTCCGGGCCAGGTACCCGAGGCTAATCGCACCGATGCAGCCGCTACTGGATGCCTGGGGCGGCCCGTTCGTGATCGAGAACGTGGTCCCGTCTCCGGGCCTGGGCGAGCTGCGGGATCCGGTGTGCCTGTGCATGCACATGTTCGACCGCCCGGGGTACCGGCACCGGCTGCTAGAAGCGGGCGGCGGCCTGCGACTAGAACCGCCGCCTGCTCCGGAACGGTCCTTCACAAAGGACAGGACCAGGGTAAACCGCGAGTGCGGGTGGCCACATCCGGTGCCCACGGCGCGGGCCGGGCACTGGATTCCAGGCCGGTTCGTGTCCGTAGCCGGGCACGAGCGCAAGAAACCCGTGTTCAGCGTGATGGAGATCGACTGGATGAGCGACCGCGAGGCCGTCGCCGAGGCGATTCCGCCGTACCTGGGCACCTGGATCGCGGGTCAGCTGGCCGCCTGGCGGGAGGCCGAGGCAGCGGCCTGAGCGCATACTGATCCCATGCCGCCCACTTACCCGAACCCGCCGCATCCGTCCAAGATCCAGGGCAATGGGCTCGCGCACGGGATCGGACCGCAGCCGTGCACGACGTGCGTCGGCACCGGCAAGGTCCCGCCGCCCGAACGTCCCTGAGCATGACGGCGGCCCGCCACCGCCTCCGCGAATGACGGGCCGTCGTGCTCTAGGGGGTTACGGGTTCTGCGGAGCCGTCTCCACGTTGTTCTCCTGGTTGTACGGGCGCGGCTGGGCGTAGTTCCAGACCGTGCCGCCTGCCGGGATGGTGAAGGTGCCGGTCAGGTTGGCCACGCCGTTGTGGTTCGTGGTCACCGCGCCGAGGTACTTGTCGAACGAGCAGAAGTTGCTGTAGGCGTACACGTCGTACGTGGTGTCCGGCAGCGCGCCCTTGAGGTGGAACTCCTCGCTGACGGTGGTGCCGTCCGAGTTGAGCTGGAAGTTGGCGAAACCGGTCACCTGGGCCGGGTCAACCGGGTCGACGGACGGGACGGAGCCCGCGCCGCCGCAGTAGGTCTGGTCGGCGTAGAGCGTGGCTCCGGGGGCGTTGTCCGACGCGAACGCCGGGCTGGCCCCGAGCGCCGCGCTGGCGGCCCCCAGGAATACTGCGGCCGTGACAAGTGCTGACCTGATGCGCATAATACCCTCCCTTTGGGTTTTGCGCGCTAGCCGGCCAGCGGCCTCTCCGCTGGCCGGCGTCTTGCTGAGTGCAGGGGAAGGCAGCCGTGATGACAGCTAGCTTCACCGGATTACCCTCCCCTTTGCCCCTCTCCCGGGAGGACCGTACGCGACGGCCTCCCGGGAGGCGGAGGCGGACCAGCCGCTAGCTGGTTGGTGCGTTGGCAGTGAACAGCGCGTAGTGGCCGCCGGTCGTGGACGCGTCCGACGCGGTGCCGTGCGGGCCGGTGTTGACCGCGCTCAGCGAGTTGTTCGGTGCCACGGTAGCGCCCGTGTTGTTCGGGCTGATGAGCTCGGTGACGGTCGCAGGCCCGCTCAGCGGGTTGACCGCAGCACCGACGTTGAAGGTCGCGTACTCGCCGACCGAGATCGGCTGGCAGGCATCGCTGGTGTAGGCCGCGGGGCCGGCCAGGACGGCCGGGAATCCGTTGCCGGTGCAGGGCACCATGCCGGTGGTGGTCTCATTCGCGCCCCAGGAGGCGTTGTCGAAGCTGACCACGGTGTGGTGGAAGATCGGGCCGAGCGGGACGACGACGGTCTGCACGCCAGGCAGGTCACCCGCGACCGGGGTTCCGGTCGGTGCGTCCAGGTCCTGTGCCTCGAAGACGATCGTCTGCTTGGTGAAGGTCTTCACGATGATGAAGCACTTGATGAAGTCGTTCGGCAGCTTGTCCTGGGTGCCGGGGACGTTGCCCAGGCCGGGGACGTGGTCCTGGCCGCCGCCGAACGGCGAATTGTCCGGTGCTCCGGTGCCGGTCGGCGTCGGGACGGGCTGGTCGTTGTGCTTGTCCTTCAGGATGCAGATGAGCAGCTTGACCCGCTTGGTCTTGGTCACGAGAGTT